GATGTCACACAAGTTCTTGCACTCTGTGGCAAAAATGCACTTAGTGTTTCCTTGCAATCTCCAAATAAAATAGTGTCCTTCATCCGAATAAATGAATGTTATAATGTTTGCGAATAGGTGGATATTTGGGTTTAGGTTTTGTCTTAACCACTTTGTATATCCTAAGTAGTTGCTCTGATTTTAGCATAGATTTAGAAATTTAGGAAGTGTTTGTCTGCCTGTTGATACAAATAAGATAGATTAATTGGTGGTAGTATTGGATTGATGTCTTCTATATTACACTCTATATAATCTCCATCTTGAAGTGCTATCATCGCTCCATCAGCACCTTCTTGGTATAAACTTCTTGCGTGTTCATCTTCTACGACAACAACTCTTCTTGCTGTGAGGTCAATGACAAGTAACCAATCAAATGTACTGATTTGTCTAAAGTCTTCTACAGTTTTTGTTTCACTTAGAAATGATTTAACTTTAAACTTCTTAGTTGCTTTTGGGTCTTTGACTTTGTAAAATAAGTTTTTACCCATCTTAAGTTCGATCTTCTTATCTTCCCACTCAAAGTCATAACCATTTTGGTCAACTCTGTCAATATTTGAAAACTTATCCAAAGCTTTTTCTACCATAGTTGCCCTTGCAAAGTTATCTGCATTGGATGTAAACCCTTTGTCAGAATATAAAGAGTCAACAACTCCAAACACTCTATCCCAATCTACATTTGTTTCTAATTCTTTAACTAAGTTCATGAGTTTACTACGGATGTTGCCGCCTCTCCTTTGTTGAATATAGTATCGACAACTGCTTCGACCTTTCTTGCAGTTGATATACCCACGTTAGAGTAAACTGGAATACATACAAGACCAAATACTTTGTCTGCATTACCCTTACGAATAACTCTACCGATTGTCTGTGAGATACCTATGTAATCCATTGATCTCATAAACAATACTGCTTCAAGTCCATTGACATTGATGCCCTCTGAGAGTATGCTGTGATGAAGTACAACAAACTTCTTACCATTTCTACCCCACTTGTTAAGTGTATCAAAGAATGTTTCTCTGTCAACCTTCTCTCCATCAATAACCGCACCTGTCTTTGATGTGATGTACATATAAGAGTAACCACGAATGGCAAGTTGTTTCACAAAGTCTGTCTGAGAAACAAGTGCAACAATCTGTCTGGTTGACTTGGCACATATCAATACTTTGTCTTTGTCAAGATTGTCAATCGCCTCAACCATTTGCTCATTGTCTCTGTCTGCAACTAACTCATCTTTCTTGAGTATTCTTGAACGATAGACTTCAACCTTTGGTGGTAGTATATATCCTTGCTTGACAAGTCTTGGTGCAGGGATTTGGCATATCACATTACCATAAGTCTTAGTGAAGTTCATACCTGCTTTCTCAGGTGTGCGAGAGTGCTTTGGTGTTGCTGTAAAGAAGTAGCATCTATCTGCATTGAATGAGAAGTATTCAGTAGCAGGGTAAAAGTTTTTCTGTACTGAGTTGTGTGCTTCATCAAAGTATATTGTATCTACATGAATATCACTCTCTTGCACTCTATGAAGTGAATGATATGTAGTGAAAATTATCTGATTACTTACAGAATTTTTTGCTGACCATACAGATATTTCACTTGCTTTTGTAGTTGAATAGTGATGTGTCTCTCCACTATGAACGTGTAATACCTCTGCATTATCAATAAACTCAAGAAACTCTGATGATAACTGATTAGCCAACAAAATACGAGGTGCAACAACCACAATAGTCTGACCGTATGATTTTGAAAACTCATTCATAGCATCTTCAATCATACACATAGTCTTGCCACCACCAGTAGGAACAATCACTTGTCCTTTTCTGCGTAGTCTCATCTTATCAAGTGCTTCAAGTTGGTGTGGTCTTAGTTGCATAGTATTTCGTTTGATGTATTCATTATAGCATTGTGTAGATCATTGTCATCATGTCTTGTGCCAGTTATATAATTGGTTACATAAAGATGCTTTACCTTTGAACCTGAGTGATCTTTACCCTTACCAAAATTCTGCATATACTTAAAGTCTTTTGTATGAATGTAATAATCTTTTAACTCTTCACGATAGAACTCACAATCAGAATGAATGAATAACCACTTTGCTTTTGTATTCTTCATTGATTCTACAAGTCTTGTATGAAGTGTATCTCCTCCATCCCCTGTGGTATATCCTAATCTATCAATGTATGGTGGGTCTAAAAATATCCAATCATCTTCAGTACACTCATTAATAATATCAATCGCATCCCTGTTGTATATTGTTGCTTTCTTATTAAAAAAGTTATGGTGGTCTGGGGATAGATTACAACTCATCTTCTTGTAGTGTCCGAAAGGCACATTGAATTTACCCTCTGAGTTATATCTTTCCATACCTGAGAAACACAACTGTCTCACAACAATATACGCAATGGCATACTCTAAGTTACTGTAATCATCAGGGTCATTAATAATGTCTCTTGATGAATAAAATACCTCCTCTAGTTTATCGTGATCGTATGTCTTGATCTCGTCTATTGCTTTTTGAATTGTTGGATAATTATCACTACCTATCTCTCTGTAAAGATTAATAACTGCCTTATTGACATCATTTAATATACAAGTATCTCCATAATGTAATGAAACAGCAGAACCACCACAAAAGGGTTCTACTATACGTTTGAAGTCTGTAGGTGCAAACTCTTTAATTCTGGAAAGTTCCTTTGTCTTTCCACCTTGATACTTGATTACTGGTTTCATACCAGTATTATAGCACAAAAAAAGAGGTGGTGTCCACCTCTGTCCTTAAGAAAATATAAAGTTTCTCGAACAAACCATACAAGGTATGTATGTGTTTTTATATTTCTAACTACTCACTAACAACAGTTGCACCTGTCCATCCACCATTTTTACCATCGGTGTTGACAAGTTTTGCATCTGCTGTGGACTTATTTACATAAGTCTTTTTCTTTGAACTATCATCAGACCAATGAACTCCACCTGTCCAATAAACTGTCTTTCCAGATAGACCTGTCTTTTTTATGTAATAACCCATTTGACTTTTTTCTTTTATTTATCTTGTAATTTTTCTAGTACTGTTTGTGCTTGCATCGGTGCAACATCATTAAGTCCGTTTGCATCAAACCAAGGCGCACTTTCCCAATCAAATCCTTCACCAAACGTATTGTCAGGAGACATCACATACCAATGACACTTTGCGTCAGGTATATCTACAGCACAAACTGCCCAATCATCTGCCCATTGTGGCACTTGAACGTACATAACAGGTAAATGATTTGCAAATAATGAAAGTATAAAAGAAAAAATAATCATTTGTCCATATCTTCCATTATATCATTGAATTTTTCTTTTGTAAACCACTCTTCATCTTTACCCTTCCATTTTCCTAGTGGGCAAGAATCTAGTACTATTCTTGCTTTCGCAGGGAGATAGCATCCACACTCCGCACATTCGTTTTGAACCTCTCGAAACTTATCACAGTCTCGGCATATCATAATTCTTTCTTTATATTCCTCGTCAGTAACTACTAGAGCTTTCTCGTAGTTTTTTTGGATATAGTTAATCAACTGCCACGAGAACTTTGCAAGATTTTTTCCCTTTTCAACTAGATTTGGAGATTGTAAATCGTCAGACATAATATACTTTTACTTGTATTATATAGCACCTTTAACTGTATTTGTGTTATTACCAATTACTGTGAAACCAGATCCAGAGATCGCATTTCCACCATTTCCACCTGACCCTGCAGCTGCTGTGTTACCACCATTTTGACCCCACTCTCCACCAGACGCACCAGTTCCACCCTGACTCCCACAAGAACCTGTGCCACTTTGAAGTGTAAAACCTGACGCACATTGTGGGCAATTTGGACTTGCACCACCAGAACCAGTCAATGAACCTGAGAAATTATTAAATCCTCTACCTAATCCACCATTACCACCTATTACAGGAGCAGGGGTACTTGATGCTACTGTTTCCCTACAAGTTCCTACCTGAGTGTATCCTACGCAATTATTACCACAAAATGACTCCCATGGTCCCCAACAGAACTGTTCGTTTTGACAACAACCACCTTGAGATTGACTTACTAATACTGTACCTGATGGGCAAGATGGTGTTGTATTACAGGCAGTTACAGTTGTATCTTTAAAACAAGTACCTGCTGAACCTTGACTTCCATCTGCACCAAATTCTCCTCCACCTCCACCACCCCATAATCTTCCGTTAGATTGGATGTCAACAGTAACTCTTCCACTATTAATACTTAAAGCAGTACCACCAGGATTTCCACTTACAGAACTAGATGTTCCACCTGTTCCACCTGCACCATAGAAATTACCATGAATTTCTAGTGTTAAATTCCAAGCAGCAGATAGGATTTGTGCCGCTGCAATACTTGTATTTGTAGATGTATGTGTCCCTCGTAGAGTAAACTTCTTCTTGATAGTTTTTCCTAAATTACTATTCCACTCTGATAATGCACTAATATTAAAGTTTGCGTTAGTATCAGATGCGTCTTGCTCTACATCATAAAATTTGATCGCACCAAAAAATTGTGATACTTCCCAATTAGATGCTGTATTGATTGGGGTTGGTGCAATCGCAGAGTTTTCTGTTGCATCAGGAACGATTGGATCTGTACTATTTGCCACATCAATATCTCTTAGCAATTCACTTGCACTTATCGCTCCAGTTGGATTATTTAATCTAAAAGTATTTCGTAATTGACTAAATTTTACTTCGGTTTGATTATTTGGCGCAACTCCTCCAGCACCAGCAAAATAAGGTCCAGTTTTTGTAATAGTTAATCCCATAAAAACTCGTACTTTTTATTATTTATGAATTGAGTCTATTATTCCCTTATGTGACACAAATATTTGATTATTTTTCTCACTCACCTCGCAGTCGTGCATATTCTTACACACTTCTAATATC